CACATAGACGTTTTCCACGCAGTAACGAATACTCCTCCTCGAAGAATCTGTCGCTACCCGAGAGCCACTTCGCGTTTGCATCGTCTAGAAAAGCACGAGGCTTATCTAGCTCAAACATGTCCCACGGCCGTCTTGTAGGAACTAGTAAGAAAGCTGATACATAACTACTAGCATAGCTACGAAGCACATTTTCAGCTCCCACACGAGGTTGTTCCCCGTATGCCCTGAAATTTTCAGGAAACGTTGCTTTGTTAATCAGCTCCTGGATAGGTGCATCGGGCTTACCCTTAGTCCAGATTGCTCCCAAGAAATGAACCTGACCAACTACTGTTTTCTCATCGTCATGAAGACTCAATCCGAATCCAGCAAGATAGTCACTCATCTCTGACAGGTCAAACTTCCCTACATGCTGAAGAATCACATCATCACCTAACACATACAATTGATGCTCATTGAAGGTTAGCTTAAATCTGCTTTTCAAAGCATAACACAGAGCGACGTTTACCACACTATCGATCATCTGTGTAAAATAGGAACCGCTCGGAACACCATGCGTTTTCCCTACATACAAATGCCCATCGGGCATCACTATTGGAGTGTGTATGAAGTACTCAACAATGGTCTTCCAACCATACTCATCTTGGTCTTTCCTACTAAACCAAGTTGATAAGATGACAAAAGCTCTCCTAATCATTTCCGATCCTATTGTGGAATCATACTTCGAGTAGTCGAGACAAATTGTTGTCCCCGGTTGCTCTTCGAAGTAACGATTCAATTTAGCTCCAAGCTCAGCTTTGGACATTCCAAACGCCATAGGAGTCGCACGCTTCTTGAAAATTTCAATCAATGGACGAGCGAAACGAGCCTCCATAATCGTCATTTCTAGTGGGTATCCCCACACAAGACGAGTTTTGTTTCCCCGTTGCGTACGTTTATAAGCTACGCATGGGTTAGGCGCCTTAATGCCAAGTCTAATCTGCTCTTCCCTGTTAAGAGAGTACACCATGGATTTCTCTTTTGATGTCATTAAGGGCAGACCGGAAGACTTTGACATCTTCAACGCTTTAGTGAGCATCCAATCATCTCCTAAGAGAAGGAGTACATCCTTATCTTTCGGTTTCGCAAATATTGAGTAAGCCCTACGAAAACCGTACTCCAGATGCGCATCCCAGTGATTAAAACGCTCCCAATCTGTCGCATACCGCTGTAGCGCAGTATACAATTGCTGAGGGTCATAAACGGAACGAGGGTCTTCCTCCCAGCTAAAACCTTGCTCTTCCAAACTCTCAGCCACGTATGGATCGAATACGCCCTTCGGGTTAGGGGTACTCATTTGGGAGATGTAGCTCCTAAGAGCCGCACGCCGGAATGGTCCTTTGTCTTTCAACATAACCAATTCCTCCTACTACATCGTGTGCTTACGGCACCAATCGGTCAAAACGAAGTCCCGTTTCACGATTCCATAGGATCGAGCTCTTGGTAGAACTCTCACTTTTGGGTCGCTAATTAAAGCGGCAAGGAAATGAATCCTCGACAGAAATTAATCTGC